TCTTTCAAGTTTGGTTAGTTTTTCATTTAATTCATTAATTTGATTTTGATATTTTTCCATTTCATTATCATGTTTTCTTTTCATTTCATTTAATTGTTGTTCATTATATATCTGCATTTTTTCATTATTGAGATCCATTATCTTATTTGTGGTATACTGATGATACATACCGAAAGTCATTGCACCTAAGGCTCCTTGACCCATTGTTTTTAAAGTATCAGATGATAATAAATATGTTTTAGACATAGTTATACTTTTATATATAACGTATTTTTTTAAATTCAATTTTTTATTATCTTTTTAAATAGTTATATCTTCTTAACAAAGCTAAATACCTTCTAATACAGTTGAAAGCATCAATGTAATTACGAGCGGAAACTATACGAGAAATATACTCGGTAACATGATGAGGAACTATAAAAATATAATCATGACCATAATGTGAGTCAAATTTTGGTAAAAGTTGTAGCTCAGTAATAACTTTCTGTTTTTGATAAAAAAACATATTATTATTGTTAAGAGTGTTAAGGGAAGTCATTTCAATCATGTACTAAATTTTAAGTATAAAAATAATTAAAATTCAAATTTAAAATATTGTGTTACGGACAAACATATAATATTTCACCATCAGGATTAATAATTTTAAGCCAACCATCATTTTCAATTTTTTCAGCATATTTCCAAATGAATGTAGATGAATATTTTATATTTCTTATTAATAATGCTGCAATATTTTTATCTTTTATAGATGTAAATAGAGAAGCTTCTTTAATACTTTTAAATAAAGAAATAAAAAAGCCATTTCCTGTACACTGTATAATGTATCGATTATCATTAAGTAATACGTTCTTTATTTTTGCCCGCCTTATTCTTCTTAATTCGTTTTGTTTACTTCTGTTATTCCTATCTTTTTTCAATATTTCCTCTTTATTTTTCAAATAATATTCTTTTTTCCTTTGTTGAATAATTTTGAAATTTTCCCATCTATTTTTATTTATTCTTTCTTTTATTTTTTCCTTATTATTTTCATATTTCGCTTTGTCTCTTTCTTTTTCTGTTCTACATAAAAATTTATTGGTGTTTAAAGTTGGTTGTAATTTTTGAATCCAAAAATTTTCTTGAATAATTAGATTTTCTAAATTTATATTATCTTCAATTAATTCTATATCAAAGTTTTCTCTTCCTTTTTCCCTTATAAACTTATATAAAGGTGTATTTGAGCTGAGAGATGCTGACTTATGATCACATAATCTATTAAGTATTTTCTTAGTTGTGGAACCAATATAAAAATCGGAAGGATTTAAATTATAGAAAAATTTATATATTAAACCATATTGTTTATTTTTAGAAACTGCTGGAGTTATCATATTTAACGATGGTTTAAATAGATTACGATAATAAACTTCTTTTTCACCAACTAAATTTTTATTATCATTGCTAAATTGAAATACTTCAACAAGTTCTATTTTAAAGTCATCTATACCAATTTCTCTCATTAGATTATATAATAGTGTTTTTTTACCTAAGTTAACGTTACTTTTATGGGCTTTATATCTATTATGTAATGTTTGTTTTGTTGATCCTATATATAAATCATCAGTAGTTAAATTTGAAATTTTATATATATAAGCAGTTTGCATTGGCAAAATTTATTTAAAAAATATGAAAGAAAAATCAATTTTATTTTTATACATAAATGTGTAAAAATAATATATAAATAATAAAGAAATTACAAAACAGGAAACTTTTGTATACTTAACCTTTCAGTCAAGCACAGACTATACCTTAAGCTCTAATAGTGTCAGCTAAACACCTAGAACCGATAATCCGGTAGTCGTTGAGGGAAAATCATATCCTAGCTAAATCGGATTTAGATTTTTTACCCGCGGATTGCCCAATATTATACGTTATTACCATACCCGACGCTATTAACGTGGCCACACATTATATTTCTATAATGGTTTGGTAGTATAATCTTAAGGGTGTTCCCGAACATTATAAATTATCTTGCCTATATACATAGACTAGGTAGTTATATTCATTAACAGTTTGTTAATGAGTGGTAATTACAATATTTACCTTTAAAAGAGTTACCACACCTTTTAAAGTACCTACCTGTTTTAGGCCTTCCTTTTTGACCTAATGCACCACCAGAAATTCTGATAATATTGTTATTAACAGCGGTGATAATAAACTCGAAAGTCTGAGGGGTTTGTTGTCCAGTTCCAGCTCCTTGGTTACCAGCATATCCATTGAAGGCCGCCGTAGAAGATTCGGGAATAATACTAACATTTGTAAGCTTACCGTAGTTAGTTGAGCCCATAGGATCCAAACAAATAAAATCAAGACTGTAAGAATACTCATGATAACCTGTTACGTTCGGGATGACAGGAGCGTGGTAGTAGGGGTTAACAAGAGAGAAGTAATCCGAGCCCATTTGAGAGAGACGGTTAGTATTTTCGTAGATAAGAGAAGTTTGAAGGATAGGGTCAAGGCCAGTAGCGATAGGTAAGTTAATAGCAGCTTGTCCACCAGAAGAAGGAGTGCAAACAAAAGATGCTGAAGTGTAGTTAGAATATTCACTTCTATCAGTGTTATTTCTAACAGCGAAGAAGAGGGCTTTGATAGCATGTGAGAACCTGATATCAAAGTTGGGTGCATAGTTGGTACTCGTTGGTTGATAATTCTGTCTTGGAGCAGTCTGCACCTGTTCGATCAAAATATCACGAGGGGCACAGGCCATTCTTTTACGTTCATCATTAGATACGATGGCATAGTTAGCCCATACTTGAGTAGCACCATTAAGAGCAGGGATACCAGAACTGAGCTGAGTAGCAGAGCTGTTAACTGGAGAACCAGTGGTGGTGTTATCAGTTGGAATAATAGTTAAGAGTTCATACCAATCTCTGAAGCTGAAGTTGATTCTCATTTCATTATAAGGGAGAGCAGCAGTAGGTAAAGCTACACCACTATCACGAGTATAAAAGAAGGGAAGAGGTAAGTTCAACGTAGCAGCACCAAGAGTGTATCCTGGTAAGACTGGAGTAATCAAAGAAGGAATATTACCAATCATATTTTGATATCCTTGTTGTTTACCTGCTGGGACAGTAAAAGCAGCCCAGAAGTCAAGATGGTAACTGTCAAATCTGGCAGCAACCAAGTCATTGAAAGTAATACAACATTCACGAACAATATTATGCATAAGGTTATTTGTCCATTTTAAACACTGACCGGCTTGTGCACTAGCTAAGGTTACAGCAGGAGTCTGTAATCTCAACCATGATTGAAGAAGGTAATCACCAGCACGAGAAATACTGACTGACCATTCCTGTCCAAAAGCAGGGGTTCCACTGGCACGACTGAGAACCACCGGCACCATGGTAAACCACGTAGATTTCCTGGTTTCACGCACAAAATAGGCAGTGGCGTCTGGACCACCATACATATACTTTTCGATTTCATCAAAAGTAGCTAAATCAATAAATCCTGAGGTTACATTACTTGTAGATATAGAAGCCATTATATTTTATTATAGTCAAGATAATAATATTTAAAAAAAAAAAATTTTGTTAAAATGCGTTTAAAGAATTAGAATTTTTGTTTTGTCATTTTTACCTGAACTGTTTTTAATGAAAATAACATTGTGTTTTTAAGGTGTAAATAAACGTGGTTCAATTTCTTGTGCATTTTTAGAAACTTTAGTAAACCAGGTGGTTGTACATTCCTTTTATAAATCGGTTTAAAGATTCAAAATATAAATAAAAACAATGACTTCAACTACATACGAAAAGGTTAATGATATATTTAACTGCAAATTAAAACTTGAAAATGGAAATGAATTTATTATTCCTATGAGAGAAGATGGATATTTATACGCAACAGGTATGTGTAAAGTAATAAATAAACATGTATCTGCATGGTTAAGATTAAAGGAAACTAAAGAGTTTATTAAAGCACTAGAAAAAAGCGATGTGATTATAAGCACATCGAAAATAATAGAAATATATAAGGGTGGAAATATGTATAAACAAGGTACTTGGCTGCATCCTGATTTAGGTTTAAATTTAGCACAATGGTGTTCACCATCTTTTTCAATTCAAGTTTCAAAATGGTTGAAGGAATTAATATATACTGGTAAAGTTGAAATTGGTGAAGAAAAAAATCATACTGAATTATCGGAACACTATAAAAATATTGTAGAAGAATTAAACCAAACCAAACAACAGTTGGAACAAGCTGAAAATATTATTAAATCACAAGACACTGAAAATAAATATTTACTTTCCCAATATAAAGTTTTAGATTCAAACCACCAATCCTTTTTACGACGAAAAAAACTTTATACATTAAAAAAAGGTGCTTGTGTTTATTTAGTAAATATGCTAGGTATAAATGAACCTGAAGGCACATATAAAATTAAAATAGGTCATACTACAGATATAACTAATAGAATTCAAGGGTTTAGAACATCAAATCCTTTTTGTAAAATATTATTTCTAATGTACTGCCCAGAAAGTTTTATGATAGAAAAAAATATGAAAGTTAAATATACTAAATTAAGACCAAATGATAGTGAATTTATAGATGGAATATTATTAGATTCGTTACAAGATGAAATTGTTCATTTAGCAGAATTTTTAGACCAACCATATACTTTAGCTGATAACAATGATATAAATGAATTTAATAACCATATTATAACTGCAAATGAAGCTAAAGAAATGCAAATTGTTGAACCAATTGATGAAAAAGGTCAACAACTTAAAAGATGTGGTGGTATAACTCATACTACTGAGGAAAGTCGTTTTTTGACTTTAGATAATTTTTATAAAAATGCAGGAAACAGAGATGGTGTAAATAGATTATGTAAAGAATGTCATATACAGTCTACTTATGGAGATAAAAGAAAACGTCGTAAAATAGTTGCAATTCCCAAATATGACACTACTACTCATAAATGGTGTAATTTATGTGAAACTGTAAAAGAGCACGAAATGTTTTATAATGATACTGGTAATAAAGATGGACTGGGAAGCAATTGTAAAGATTGTAAAAAAAACCAGAAAATTCAACATAAAAATAAGATTGTAAAAGAACAAAATATTGATGATATTTTAGAAGAAAAGAATATTGATATAGAAAAGAAATATACAAGAAAAGATTTAATTATAATTGCAAAAGAAAATAATATAACTAAATATTCATCTCTAAATAAAACAGAATTTATAAATTTATTAATTAAACATAATGTACCTTTATAATAATTGCTACACCAACTGGTGGAGCAATATTAACAGTTTAAAGTGAACTTAAGAAATAAAATTTTTTTGGTAAATATTTTCCATCATTTGCAGGAAAACCTTAAAATCTATTTAAAATATAATAATTATATTTTAAATTTAAACTTACTTACACCTAGCTATCAATTCCTAAAGTATATATATTATCTTCATCTTTATTTTCATATAAGGTGTGTAAATAAAGATCTTCAATATCATGACCCCAAATACCATATTTACCATAGCTTTGAGCTCTATTTAATATATTCGGAGCCATAAATCCAGGATGACCTTGATTTGCTTCTTCTTCGTTATATATATCTTTATATTGTGTCATAATATACTCCGATATTTCTTTTCTTGTAAAGCCTTTAGAATCATTTGATAAATATTCAAAAGTAAAAGCTTTTGTCAAAGGATAACTGAATATTATTTTTATCTTTGTTTTATCGATTATAATTTCATTAGGGTCTAAATAATAAGAACTTTCATTCATCCACAATCCGTTTGCAACAGACATATAACCTAATAAAATTTCTGTCATTTTGTATTTAAGTAAAAACACAATATTATAAATTCAAATTTAAAATAAAATTGAATTATAACTTTTAAAATTATAAAAAATATAAAAATGTATTCAGGATATAATTTGATATATGGATTTAAGATAGACATTGTTATGTTACGTGTAATAATGAGAGCACATAATGGCCATGAATTAGATAGTGATTGTGAATATGAGGATGAGTTTTTTTCCGATATCAATTGTGATTTAGTGGAGATACATAAATTACCATGTTGTTATGGAAATTCCGATAGATATGTAGGTATATTATTAGGAGGAACACATATGCAATATAGAGAAAATGTGTTAAGTTTTAACACGTTCAATGAATATGATAAAAATTATCGAAGACAATTAGATAAAATAAAAAAAGAATTTGAGGAAAATGAAGCAGAAATAAATAAGCAATTTGAAAAATTGTATAGATTTAATGATATATTTAAGAATCCTAAATTTTATACTTTACCAAATGATTGCGAATCATGTACTTAAAATAATTATAAATTTTTATAATTATTTTGATATTAATCTATAATATCTTGCATAAGCAATAACCATTTATATTGTTTAAATTTTTTTTCCGATAAGAATTCTTCATCTATTTCATTTTTATAGTTTTCAAATATATATTTAAACATTTTTCTATCGCATTCATTAATAAATCTAGTCCAGTTTAAATTATTATAGAAAAAAGCAATATTATTAAACTCAATGAAAGTTTCCACTTGATTGTTACTTTTTATTATTATATCTACAAAATCTTCAACAAGATATATGTAATCATCTGTAGAAATATATGCTAATAATTGAGTAAATAAAGTTTTATATATATTTTCTTTAGGTTTAGCAAAGTCCAAAATTTTTTCAATTGCATAATCATCCATTTTATATATAACTATAAGCATTATAAATAAAAAATCAAATTTAAAAATCAAGGGTTTGTTATTTTATAATTAAAGAACTTCAAAATCTCAAAAAAGAAATAAATGAGTTAAAAAAATTATAATAACTAATTTAATGAAAATAAATAATAAAATAAAATGAAAAATATATTAATAACAGGAGGTGCCGGATTTATAGGGAGTAACTTAATTAGAACATTAAAACAAAAATATAAAGATATAAATATAATATCACTGGATAATTATTCTTCTGGTAATGATAAAAATCATGTAAAAGAAGAAGGGATAAAATATATAAAAGGAGATACATGGAATATATGTGAAATAGAAGAAATTCAAAATTTCCAGCCAGAATATGTGTTTCATTTTGGAGAATTTTCTAGAATAGTACTATCGTTTGAGAAACCAAGAGAAACTTTTTTTTCAAATACTATTGGAACCCAGCAAGTACTGCAATATTGTGTTGAAAAGAAAGCAAAACTTATATATAGTGGATCATCAGCTATTTTTGGAAATGATATGAAAGATCAACATCTAAATCCATATTCGTTTACAAAGGCAAAAAATATAGAATTAATAAAAAATTATAAAAATTGGTTTAATCTTGATTATGTTATATGTTATTTTTATAATGTATTTGGACCAGGACAAATTAATGAAGGAGCATATGCAACAGTAATTGGTATTTTCGAAAAACAATATAAAAACAATTTACCACTAACTGTTGTAAAACCAGGGACACAAAAAAGGTGTTTTACACATATTAATGATATTATTGATGGAATTATTTTAGTTGCAAATGATGGGGATGGTGATGGATATTTTTTAGGTTCTAAAGAAAATATATCAATAATTGATATTGCAAAAATGTTTAAAACAAAATATGAAATGATTGATGAACGAAAAGGAGAAAGAAAAATATCAACAATAATAGATAATGAAAAAATGGATAATTTGGGTTGGAAAGTTACTGTTAATATAAAAGATTATATTAATAGTAAAGTGATACAAGTTTAGATAAAATATTTAAATAACAATTAATAGATGTATTTTTTAGTAAAACTTTACTAAAAAAGCATCATAGATTCCGTTGAAGCCTTTAAGAGTGTTGTAAGTAATTCACCATTTAAAAATTTGTTAAAGACCATTGTTGTATTGGTGTATTGGCAGTACAAACATCAGTTATTAATGCACCACCATCAACTAATGTTTCTGCTCTTAAACATCTTCCTGTACTATTATTTACAAGTTGTTGGTTAACTGGATTGTAAGACCATATGTCTAAATTTGAACCTACATTAACATAATAATCATCTTTTTTATAATTTAAGTATCCGGTTGAATTATTACTTATATTGTAGAATTTTCCATCGGGTGTTCTACTCCATTTTCTACCTGCAAATGGAGGTAAACCTCTGTATGATGTATTATCATCACATGGCCATATTTGTGCTTTAGTTGGAATACCTGCACTACGATCAAGACAAAAAGAAGGATTTAATTTATTTTTAATCATAAATGTTGCTGGACCTGCTGGAGAAGGTGAAGGTGTTTTTGGAGAAGGTGAAGGTGTTTTTGGAGAAGGTGAAGGTGTTTTTGGAAAAGGTGAAGGTGTCTTTGGAGAAGGTGAAGGTGTTTTTGGAGAAGGTGAAGGTGTCTTTGGAGAAGGTGTAGGTGTTTTTGGAAAAGGTGAAGGTGTCTTTGGAGAAGGTGAAGGTGTTTTTGGAGAAGGTGAAGGTGTTTTTGGAAAAGGTGTAGGTGTTTTTGGAAAAGGTGTAGGTAAAGGTGTAGGCAATACTGATATACAATTATTGTTTTTACAAATTTCATTTTTATTACATTCATAAAAACCTGAAATACATTTTTTATTATCTAATAATATTTTTACAAAATTATTTCGTTCTTCCAAACTTAAATTAAAATATAAATTATCAATAACTTGGTTTTGGATATATGTTTTAATATAAGACACAATAATATTATTGTCTATACCTTTATTGTACATGTTGTAATAATATAACATCTGTTTATCAAAACATAACATAAAATTTTTATAGGTATCAGTATTATATTTACTTAATAATAATTCATAATATTTTTGAGTTTCTAAATTATTTGTATTTGGATACATATTTTTGAGTTTTTGTATCAAACAATTATAATATGCTTTTAAATTATCCTGAAAGTTTTTTCTAAAATCTGAAAATAGTGGTTCTTTATCATCTATAATTTTTATATTATTTAATAAAAAATCTTCAGGTGCTTCTATTTTATTAGAATTTTGTTTTTTTGAAAAGAAAAATATACCTACTAATATAATAATTACTACGAAAATTATAATACCGATCCATAAATAATTTCTTGACGATGACGGTGATGATGATGTTGATGAATTATTCATTTATTATTATGATTTTTTAAAAATGTTAAAAATAATAAAAATGGATCAGAAAGAAAATATCATAAAATTTCTAAAAATGTATAGGCATAAATCACAAGGAAATATATATAAAGTAAGGGCTTATGATAAAGTTATAAAAAATATAGAGAGATTTTCGGGAAGTATAAGAGAGTATGAAGATATAAAAAATATAGAAGGTATAGGAGAAAGAATAGAAGAAAAAATAAAAAAAATATTAAAGTATAACAAAAAAAGTAAGTATGATAGTAATATATATGAGAAATTAATTAAAATATATGGAGTAGGAGATAAAAAAGCACAAGAATTGATAAGAAGCAATAATATAAAGTCAATAGAAGATTTGAGGGATAAAGTAAAAAAAAATGTAAAAATATTGACACAGTCTCAATTATATGGATTATATTGTTATGAAGATTTATTAGAGAGGATACCACGTGTAGAAATGAAAATTCATAAACAAATATTGAATTTAAAAAATAGAGGAAAAATTGTGGGTAGTTTTAGAAGAGGTTGTGCAAATAGTAGTGATATCGATGTGATGTTAAATATGAATAAAGAAGAATTCAATAATTTTGTTGATGAATTGATAAGAATAAAATATATAAAATATATATTAGCAAGAGGAGAAAAAAAAGTGATGGCGATATGTAAAATAAAAAAATATAGGAGAATAGATATAGTGAGAAATAGTGATGAAGAATATCCATATATGTTGTTATATTTTACGGGACCTATGGAATTTAATATATCATTTAGACAACATTGTTTAAAGAAAGGTTTAAGTTTAAGTGAATATGGATTTAAACCAACTGTAAAGGGATTAAAAACAGAAGAAGATATTTTTCTCTATGTTGGATTAAATTATGTAAAACCAGAAGAAAGAAAGTATTTTTAATTTTTAAAATATTTACAAATATAAATGGATAAAAGTGAAATTTATGCGGTTTTAAATAAAATGCTAGCGCAATATGGAGGAAGAGGAAGTACATATTATTTAATATTTGATCTATATTCTGAACATTCAGTTCCCAAAGATGTAAGACAAGAAATGTCTATGTTACATGATCAGTATGCAAATGCATTACATGAAATACAACTAGATATTGAAAAATATAATAATGGTAGAGAAATGCAAATAAAAACTAAAAAAG